GGAACAGGTGGCTCTGGAACAACCATTACATTAACATCAGTATCAGGTTTTAGTGGTACTGGTGGCACACTAAAAGTGGGAGAAGAGTTAATTACCTACACTGGAGTAGTAGGTAGCACAGTTACTGGAATAGTTAGAGGAGCTTCTGGCTCTACTCGTTCTGCACATAGTGATGGAGCAGTTGTAGAAGAAGCATCTAGTTTTACAGGTTGGGGTAGTGCCTCTCCTACTGGTGAAGTTACATTAGAACCAGCTAACTGGTCATTAGATAATTTTGGAGAAATTTTAGTTGCTACAGTAAGAAACAATAAAACATTTCAATGGAATCCAAGTAGCAGTTCTGCGTTATCTACAAGAGCTACAGTTATATCTAATGCACCTATACAAAGTGTTATGACAGTTATATCAGATAGAGATAGACATTTAATTCACTTAGGAACAGAAACCACTGTTGGCACATCTAGTCAAGATAAGATGTTTATAAGGTTTTCAGACCAAGAAAATTTTTCAGATTATACACCAACTTCTACAAACACAAGTGGTACATTTAGATTAGATAGTGGTACAAAAATAGTAGGAGCAGTTAATGCTGGTAGTTACATATTAATATTGACTGATACCTCCGCTTATATCATGCAGTTTGTAGGACCTCCTTTTACTTTTAGTATAAGACAAGTTGGAGCTAATTGTGGTTTAATATCTCAACATGGATTGGTTGCGGTAAATGGAGTTGTGTATTGGATGGGTCAAGCAGGAGGTTTTTATTTATATGATGGCACTGTAAAAAAAATAACATGTTCTGTTGAAGATTTTGTTTTTACTACTCAAGACACAGATGACTTAGGTTTAAACTTTGATGCTTCTGATGTAGTGTATGCTGGATATAATTCTTTATTTAGTGAAATTAATTGGTTTTATCCAAAAGCTACATCAACACAAATTGATAGAGTAGTAAGCTATAACTATGTAGAAGGTTTGTGGACTATAGGCACATTACCAAGAACTACCTATTACGATAAAACAATTTTTGACAATCCTTATGCTACTGATTATAGTGCATCTGCCACACCAAACTTTCCTATTATACAAGGAGTAACTAATACGAATGGTGCTACTACTTTGTACGCACATGAAAAAGGTAATAATCAAGTTTTAGCAGATGGTACACAATCAGCGATTATAGGAAGTATTCAAAGCGGAGACTTTGAAGTAAGAGGTCAACAAAATAATATGAATGTTACTGGTGAGTTTTTTATGAAGATTAGTCGTTTCATACCAGACTTTCGAGCTTTAGTAGGGAACGCAAAAGTAACAATTAATTTAAAAGATTTTCCAAGTGATACAGAAGCTAGTAGTAGTTTAGGACCTTTTACTGTAAGTAATTCAACACAAAAGGTAGATACCAGAGCTAGGGCAAGAGCTTTAAATTTAAAAATCGAAAATGAAACAGTTAATGAAAACTGGAGGTACGGAACATTTAAAGCTGATGTTCAAGCGGATGGTAGAAGATAATGTATGGATGTCAAAAAGGTAATAAGTTTTGACAAAGGAGTAGTATGGAAAAGTGACCATACTTCAAACCCTTATGCAATAGTTTTAAAAGCAAAAAAAATATGGAGATTTACAAAAACAGAAAACCCTAAATCTTATGATTTTTTTGCAAAATTAATCGATGAAAATGCGACAATTTTTAAATGGGGTTTACAAAAACAAAAATCATTTAAAATTTTTAATCATAATCAATATTGTTATTTTTACACACAAGATGAGATAGTTTATAGAGTTGTATTTCAAGAAGAAAAAGAAAAGAAAAAAACAAAAAAGATTAAAAAGACAAGTAAAGATAAATTAGTTTACTAATTGTAGTATACAAGTGAATAGACCTATTAACAAATTTGTGATAATCTTTTTAAATATAAATTACTAAGTTAGTAGGAGTAATAATGAACGAAAAAAAAATACAAGGTGTTATTAGTGGTTTAGAGAAAGCTACAAAATTACATGCTAAACAAGCAAAAATATTAAAAAAAATTATATCTGATGAAAAAAAAAGAACCACTAAAAGGAACAGGAAAAAAACCTAAAGGCAGTGGTAGGAGGTTATATACTGATGAAAACCCTAAAGATACAGTACGAATAAAATTTAAAACACCTACCGATGCTAGAGAAACTGTTAAGAAAGTAAAAAAGTTAAATAAACCTTTTGCACGAAAAATACAAATATTAACAGTTATGGAACAAAGAGCAAAAGTTATGGGTAAGACTAAAGTAGTAGAGATTGCAAAAAAAGGAAAAGAGTCAATCAGAAGAGCAAAAAAAAGGAGCACTGCATAATGTCTAAAATTATTACTTTTATACCAGAACCTAAAGAAGAGTATAATTTAGAAAATCAAAGACTAATAAATTTAGCATTGACACAAATTATAGATAAGTTAAATACTTCTTATCAACAAGAAATTAAAAACGAACAACAAGCATTTGAGTTTTTTTTATCATGACAATACAATATAAAAATGCTGGTTTTAATTTAACCACTACTGGTACAACTTCTGTTTTGACAGCTCCTACTAATGGGAGATGTTTAGTAAAACAAATACAAGCACATAATGGTTCAACAGGAAATGTAAATTTATCAACGCAAGTAACTGATACGAGTGCTACAGCAACTTTTAGAATAGATAATGCATCTATTGCAGCTAATACTACGAGACAAATAATATCACAAACTTTAGTGTTAGAAGAAGGTGATGTTTTAAAAATGACCGCTGGTACAGCAAACGAAATACAAGGTATTATATCGTATGCTTTATTAGATAGGTCACAAGAGAATGGTTAGTAAACTTTCAGATTCTATTTTTTTATTAAAAAGTTTTGTCACAAAAGATTGGGCAAACAATATAGTGAAATATGCTGATTTAGTTTGCAAACAAAAAGCAACAGTATTAGGAGAAAAAAAACATATTAAAGATACTAAGGTCAGAGATGTTTTAACATATGGGTTTAGCGAAAATGTTGAACAAGATATGATTTATTTAAATTATTTAGTAGATGTTATATCTAAAGCATTAGAAGAATACATGAAGTTTTTTACTTATATAAATCCTCGTATGCGTATGGACAGTGCTAATCTTTTAAAATATGAAGTTGGTAATTATTATAAAACACACATAGATGTGCATAGCTCTGTAAATCGTACTGTATCAATAATTATTAATTTAAATCAAGATTACGAAGGTGGGGGTATAGTTTTTTATGATAATAAAACGAGAGTGCCTTTCACAAAATGTGAGTTAAAAACTGGAGATTTGCTTATGTTTCCTAGCACTTTCTTATATCCACACAGTGTGCAACCTATAACAAAAGGTAATCGATATTCTATAGTTGCATGGTTAAATTAAATATGTTATTTTGTAATTAATTTTTATTCAAATCTAATCTCCAATTCAACCCTAACTATTTAGTTAGGGTTTTTTATTGATATATCCTTAAATTTATGCGATATTTAGTGCTATGAAAATAATTCACTGTGCATCTGAAACAACTTATCGTAACAAGAAAACAAATACTGTATACAAAACTAAAGAAGATGCAGAGCATGATGTAAATAATCCTAACACAGATACTAAGCAAGAAGATATAGCAGTAGACACAAAAATTATAGTACCACCAGAAGCATTACAACTAAAAAGCGACACAAAAGAATGAAAGTAAAATACGATAGGTTTTACTATAAACCATTGCCAGAGGAAGTGTACATAGATAAAAGTAAAATAGAAGGACATGGTATTTTTGCATCTCGTGAAATAAACGCAAAACATGATTTAGGAAGCACACACATTAAAGTACCTATGATAGTTGGATATATAAGAACACCTTTAGGTGGATTTATAAATCACTCTAATAAACCAAATTGTTATTTATGTATTACACAAGATTGGGATGATTATGTAGTATACAATGTAGTAACATCACGAAAAATAAAAAAAAATGAAGAAATAGTATTGGAGTATGGAAGATGACACCACAAGGGGGAACAGAAATACAACATAGATTTTTAGAACATTATGTTAATGAAGATTTACTTAAACATTTTCAAATATGTACTTCTATACCAGATAAAATACCTTTAGATAATAATAAAATAAATATACTGTGGCAAAAAAATAGTTATGACCAACCTAATATAGCACCTTGGTTTAAAGATAAAACTAACCACAGTAAGTATGATTGGTATATTTTTAATTCACATTGGAACTATGAAAAGTTTCGATATATGTTTGATATACCTTTACATAAATGCCATGTCATAAAAAATGGTGTTAACAATTTTCCAGTACGAACAGAATTTAAAAAAGGCAACAGAGTGCGTATGTTGTTTCATGTTACACCTTGGAGAGGACTAAATGTGTTGTTAGGTGCAATGTCGTTATTAAAAGATTGTAATGTTGAAGTAGATGTATTTAGTTCCTGTAAAATTTATGGAGAAGATTTTGCTAAACAAAATGAAAGTGCGTATGAGCCATTGTATGAACAAGCTAGAAAATTAGAGAATGTAAATTATATAGGTTACAAAGAGCATTCTTTTATACAAAAATTTATGTATCGCTATCATATGTTTGCATATCCTAGTATCTGGGAGGAGACTAGTTGTAACTCAGCATTAGAAGCTATGGCGAGTGGTTTGTATTGTATTGTAACAAATTATGGTGCACTATATGAAACTTGTTCTGAGTTTCCTATCTATGTTACATACGATAACAATTTTAAAAACTTGTCTCTTGCATTTGCTCATGCGATACGAGAAGCAGTGGACATGATGCACGAACCAGAGATACATGAACACTTAATTATGCAACAAGAATTTGTTAAACGATTTTACAGTTGGGAAAAGAAAAAGTTAGAGTGGACTAGTTTTTTACAAGGAGTGTTGAGTGCAAAAAAATAGCGAAGTTATTGACTTAGAAAAAAAAGATATTCGTTTATTTGTTGCAACACCAGTACATAGCGATGTAACTATACACTACATGCAATCTGTAATTAAATTACAAACTATGTGCCATCAAAAAAATGTATCGTTTACTTTACAATTAATGAAATCAAGTTTAGTAACACAAGGTAGAAATTTATGTGTAGCACAATTTTTAGATAGTGATTTTACACATTTACTTTTCATAGATAGTGACATTCTTTTTAGTGCTGATTCTATATTTAAGATGATAGAAAAAGATATGGATTTACTTAGCATACCTTATCCTATGAAAATAGTGCAATGGGAAAAAATATTTAATAAACATAAAGATTATCCAGATAGAACTATATTAGAAGCTAGTACCAGTGGTAATATGTTTCCAGTAAGAATAAAAGACCAAGAACACGATATTAAAGTAGATAATGAAATGATTGAATTATCACATACACCTACTGGATGTTTAATGTTACAAAGAAGTGTATTAGAAAAAATGATTAAACACTATCCAGAGTTGAATATCCGCCAAGAAACTGTGGTTGACGGAGAAAAGATATTAAAACCTAATCTCTATAATTTTTTTGATACTTACTACGATAAAGAAACTAAGCGATACTATGGTGAGGACTTTGCTTTTTCAAGGCTATGGAATAAAATTGGTGGTAAGTGTTATGCTCTAATAACAGAATATATTACTCATGTCGGTGAGTTCCAATACACTGGTAGACTTATTGACGAAATGATTCCCCAAAGTATTGATACTTCGCCTAAGAAATAGTAGAATATACCTAACAAATATATATAGGAGAAATTTATGGTTGCACCTTTAATACCCATAGCTGCTGGAGTAGGAAGTTTTCTATTAGCAAAAGCAAGTGGAGCAAGTAATAGAGATGCGTTAATAGCTGGTGGAATAGGTGCTTTATCTGGATATGGTTTAGCTGGTGGTCAATTTGGAACTGGTCAAGCATTATTAACAGGAGCAGATGCAACTACAAAAGCTGGATTGTTAGGTATTGCACAACAATCAGCACCAGTAGCAATAGCAGGAGGATTAGGAGCAGGAACTTTGGTAGGTGCAATGAACGCACCAACTCCACAACAAGCAGATTTGTCTGGACAACAATTTAAAACAGGTTTTCAAGGTGTTGACCCACAAGCATACGCACAAGCTACAGAAAATTTACAAGGCATTACACAAACCGCATCTTACGCACCAGACCCCTCGCAACAAGGTACAGTGACACCTAGTGTATATGACTTTGATAATACACAAATGTACACAGCAAAAGAGGGTGGACTAGCTGAAATAAAAAGATTTAAAGAAGGTGGAGTAAATTACTTACCTAGCAAAAAAGAACACGATGAGGGCGATGTTAATAATTATGTAAGAGCCACTGGATATGTAGAAGATGGTAGTGGAACTGGTGACAAAGATACAGATACCATGTTAGCACAATTAGCAGATGGTGAATTTGTTAGTAGAGCAGATGCGGTATTAGGTGCTGGTATTATGGAAGGAGCAAACCCAGAAGATTTTAAAGAGATGAGAAAAATGGGAGCAAAGTTTTTTTATAAACAACAAGACCAGTTGAAGAGAATATACGATATTACTTCATGATTGACATAAAAGCATTAGATGTTGATTCTTGTTGGAGTGATGCATCAGAAGTTTTAAAAGATGCAATAGACATGAGTAATGGTCGCCACACTTTAGAGACGACCTACGAAGGATGTAAATTAGGTACAATGAGTTTGTACGGAGTTTTTTATGGAGAAGCAATTTTGAGTTATTTTGTAACATCACAAGTAATTTACCCAAACAAAAAAATATTAGGAATTATATTTTGTGGTGGTGATAGAGTAATAAAATTTATTAAAGAGATAGAACACTTTTTTAAATTAGAAGCTATTAAAGAAAACTGCAAAGGATTAGAAATTATAGGAAGAAAAGGTTGGGATAGAATAATTAAAAATACACCTAATCTTGAGTTCAAAGCTAAAGGAATATTTTATGAAATGGATGCTTAAACTTCTACCGAATAAGTTTAAAGTTTGGTTATATAAAAAACTATATTGTGATATTGCACAACAAGGAGAATATGAAGATACAGAACTAGCTCATGTCAACCCTTATGAAGTAAAGATATTAAAACAAATAGGTGGTAGTGGAGAAGTAAATAGTAAGACTGGATTACAAGGTTACTTTGGAGGTGGTGGTTCAGCTCCAGCACCTGCTCCATCAGGTGGTTCTGGTAGACAAGAAACTATCTCAAGAGAAGCTCCAGAAATAGAAGCAAGAAAATTAGCATTATACGACCAAGCTATAGAATTAGCTAGACAACCTATGACTATACCAGAATATCAAGTGGCAGGTCCTTCACCACTAGAAAGACAAGCCTTTACACAATCTGGTCAAACTGGTATTGGAGCAGTGCCAGTACAAGCTGGTATTGGTAGCACAGTAGCTGCTGGTCAAACAGCAATGCAAGATATAACACAACAAGGTGGTTTAATTGATTCTTTTATGAACCCTTATCAACGATATGTAGTTGATGAGATTAATAGACAAAGTGCTATTAAACAAAACCAACAAGCTGCTCAAGCAGTGGAGGCAGGTGCTTTTGGTGGTGGTAGAGAAGGTATACAAAGAGCAGAAGAAGAAAGATTACGATTAGGATTAATAGGTCAAGCACAAGCGGATGCGTTTAAAGATGCACGAGCCTCGGCTCAAGCTCAACAACAGTTTCAAACACAAGCTCTGTTAAATCAAGCAAGTGCGTTTTCTAATCTAGGACAGACACAACAACAAATGGCTCAGAAAGATATAGCTCAACAGTTATCCGCTGGTCAGTTGCAAAGAGACATAGCACAAAAAGGTTTAGAAGCTCAAAGAGCTACAGAAGTTGCAAGACAAGCTGAACCATTTCAAAGAATTGAATTTGCAAAAGGTATTATGACTGCTTTACCAACTACAGCATCACAGATTACTGCAACAACAGGACCAGGTGCTAATCCACTAGCACAAGCAGCAGGTGCTGGTATAGGTGCATATGCAGCTTATAATTTATTAAAACCAACTGGACAAACACCTCAATAGGATAGATATGGCAATAGATAACGAAAATTTAAGTGACGAAGATATAAGATTTGGTTTTGAACCAAGACCAAGGGTAAATAATGATTTAAGAGATAATATACAAAACTCTAATACAAATAATCAAAATAACGATAATACAAAACCAACAGTTGTTACACCTACAACCACGACTAGTGCACCAGTGTTCGAAAGAGACCAAAGAGTTGCTCTAACTTTATTACCTTTAGCGAGTGCATTGTTACAAGGTAAAACACAAGGAGGTCAATCACAGTTATCTGGTTTATTAGCATCAACTGGTCAAGGACTTGCTGGTTCAGCAAATGCTGCCTTGCAAATTGCACAACTAGAAGCACAAAATGCAAAAACAAAAACGACTACTCCTAAACAATATGTGTTGCAAGAGGGTTTTAAAGGTAAGGTAGATGTGGGTGGTACACAATATAGTAAAGCAGATAACATAATTTTTAATTTTACTCCAGAACAAATTAATGCTTACCCTCAAGGTACATTTGTTGAATACACTAAACCTACCGCTGATACAGCACCTAAATTTGAACCTAAAAAATTTCGTTTTACAGAAGATGTGGAATTGCAAGATGGAACTAAATACCAAGCAGGACAAGAGGTATCATTATTACCAAAAGATTCTTTGTATTTATACAACACTTATGGAGCACAGGCTTTAAAGGAAATTCAAGATGTTGACCCACCTTCATCTTTAAAACCAATAAATTTTATGGTAGATATTTTTCAAAAAGGTAGCGATGATATAAAAGCTGGTCGAAGGTTTTCATTTGGACAAGCTGAGATAGCTAAAGCATTTTTATTAGCTGAAGCTGAATCTAAACCAAAAAGAGTAACAAAAAAATTATCAGGTGGTGTTGAAGAACAAGTAATAACAAGAGACTTAGATTATGTTAAAAATTTAAAAACTATATATGGAGATGAAGTCTTTGAGCAATTATGGACTTATGCAAATTTAGGAGAAGATTTTTATGCTAATCTAGGAGATAATGTAGTAAAATCAGAAACAGCTATAGCACAATTAGAAAGACCTATAGACTATGATGCTCTTAGAACTGGTAAAAGTAGTGATATTGTAATAGCAAGTAGAGTAAACTTACCTGATGCTGCAAAGAAAACTTTGGCTTCTGCAAGTTCAGTCCTTCAAGACTTAGCTAATGTGAGAAGAAAACTGTTTAAAGATGGTGTATTACAAAGAGATATTTTATTAACACCAAATAAAGTTAAAGTATTAAAATCAGGTGCTGTATCTTATGCAAGAAGTATGCAAAGAGCAGTAGAAACTTTATTAAGACAAAGGTCAGGTGCAGCCATAACAAAACAAGAATTTGACAGGTATCAAAATTTATATGTTCCTACAACTCTAGACTCAGAAGAAGTAGTCAAACAAAAATTATTAGCTATGGAAAGAGAATTTGGAACAATTATTAAACTTATAAATAGTGATAAACCAGTTCAAATTTACGATAATGTAGGAGACATTCTAGTTAACGGTGTACCTTTACAAGAGCAATGGGAAAAAGGCATATTTAAAGATAACAAAACTTTAAAGACTAATGAGGCAGATAATGAAACTGGAGGAGCTAGTATAAACTAATGACAGTATTATCACAAAACAGATTAGCAATTAGTCCAATTCTAATATTAAAAGATGGAACTATAGCTCCACCAGGTACTCCAGAAAATGATGAAAATGTTGCAACCGTTATACCAAAGATTGATTTGTCTATGGGTGCATCAGCATCTTTAAGAGCTAAAGTTGGTAACAGAGATAAACCAGAAGAAAGACTTGCTATTATTAAACAATTCTATCCTGATGCTATACCTACATCAAAAACAATTAATATACAGACAGAAGACCCAAATGACTCAAATAAAAAAATTACAAAAAAAGTTACTATTGGCGATTATTTAGATATTGGTAATGATAATTTTATTTATACCGATATGGTAGATGGAAAAGAAGTGCAAAAGGTATATAATGAAAAAGGTTTAAGTTTAGGAGATGTAGCATCTTTTGGTAGAACTATAGCAGAAAATGTTGGTGGAACTTTAGCTGGAACTGCTGTTACTGTTTTAGGACAAACAGGACCTCAAGCATTCACCCCAGAGGAAATATTTACTGTACCAACAGCTATAGCTCTTGGTTCTGAAGCAGGAGGTCAGTTATACGATAGAGCTGTAGATATGTTAATAATAACAGCAGGTAAAGAGTTGGTTAGTCGAGGAAAGATGTCTAGTCAAATTATTAAAATGTTAAGTAACATAGGTATTGAAGCTGCTGGTATAAGGTCTGTGGATGCTTTAGTTGAAGCAGGTAGAAAAGTTACACCAAAAATAGGTCAACTATTGTTAGGTATAGGAAGACAATCAAAAGAAAAAGCAAAAGAGCTAACTAAAAAAGCTGCAAGTTTAGGATTAAAAATACCAACAATAGGTTTAGCTACACAAAGTCCTACTGTTCAGTTCATAGAAAAAGTTATGATTAATTCACCTTTAGGAGTAGGTGCATTTACAAAAAAAGTAAAAGAATTTAATGACGGTGTAAGTAATGCAGTTAAAATAATAGGCAATAAATACGGTAGTGGAAATGTAGAAAAAGATATTATTGGGAAAAGACTACTAGGGGGTGTTCAAGATTATGCTGAAAAAGTTCGCAAAGAGACAGATAGATTGTACGGTAAATTAGATGAAGTTTTTCCTAACAGAGTTAACACACCTAATTTACAAATTGTACAAGATGAATTAAAAGATGATTTAGCTGAAGGAGGTATCAAATCAGCCATTACCCCAGTTTTAAACATTGTGTCAGATTTACAAAAAGCATCAAAAAATAAAGAAGGGTTAACAATTCTTACTTTACATAAAAGAAGAAGTGAATTGTTGAGTATGTTAAGAAATACAAAATCTGAAGGCATGAATAACGAAGTTATTAGAACATCTATTAAAAAAGCTATTGATGCGATTGAAAGTGATATGAAGTCTGGTATTGAAGCAGTAGGAAGTAAAAAAGCATTAAAAGCATATGAAGATGCTAGTAAGTATGTTAGAGAAACAAAGGGTGAATTAAAAGGTTCATTAACTGATATATTAGATTTTGGAGATAGTGAAAAATTTGACAGAATTTTTAATTTAGCAATAGGTCCATCTGCTCTATCTGGTGGTGGAGAAAAAATTAAAAAAATATTAAAAAATTTAAAACCTGAAGATAAAAATGAATTAGCCTCATCTATCTTGTTTAGATTAGGTGTCAAAAATCCTGATGGCACTTTATTAGAAGAGGGATTTAGTCCAAACACCTTTATTACTAATTGGGGTAAAATATCCAAATCTGCAAAAGATGAAATATTTGGAAATACTGGTTTACGAAAAAACATAGATGATTTATCAGACATATTAAAAAGTTATTTAAGTGGACAAAAATACGAAAACTTTTCTAGAACTGGTAATTCTATAGGCACACTTGCCTTAGTATATCCTTTATTTAGTGGTCTTGTTGGAGCTACTGGAGCTGCCATTGGAGGCACTACTGCTGGTGTAGTGGGTGGAGGAGGATTGGCTACAATGTCTTTCTCACCATATTTAATGAGTAAATTATTAACTAGCGAAACTTTTATGAAATCTATTGTTGATGGTGGAAAAGAAGTTTTTAGAAAACCTAATTTATTAGGAACATGGTCAGGTCGATTATTAGATGATATGAGAAAAGAGGCTGAGAGAACTGGAGATTTAAGTTTAATTGATGCAACAGAAGTATACTTACATCAACTTCTTTTTGAACAACCAGTAGACGAAGACGAAACATCTGAAATAAAAGATTTAGAAGAGACACAAACAATGGCTCAAGCAGATGTACCAAAAGAAACACCACAACAAATAATAGGCAACATACAACCTTCACGACCCAATATTAACATTCAACCACCTAGCAGAATAACGGAACAACCAGTACAGACTGCTTCCCTACCTACCACTCCTAATGCAAAAGGTATTGCGTCTCTTAATAAGGGGGAGCAGTTTGGGGGTTTATTTCCACAAGATAATCTAGGTAAGTTAATCGCTAATAGGAAAGCCTAAAATGGATAATATGATGTTATGGAACATCTTGCTAACACTGTTAGCTACTGGATTTGGTTGGGCATTTAATAAAATGTTTCAAGAAGTAAAACGATTACAAATATTACTTAATAAAACTAGAGAAGAGTATCTACCTAAAAAAGATTTTAAATCTGATTTTAAGGAAGTATTAGATTATTTGCGTAGACTAGAAGATAAACTAGATAGACACATGGAGAACAAACGTGGATGAAGAACAAGGTATCACTGCCCTAGGACCAGAGGATTTAGGTACTGTAGAGGTTACTCCAAATGTTGA